GACGTTGAATTCGAGATCGCGGCGGACGCGATTGTCCTCGGCGTCGGCGAGGGCGCCCCGGTATTCACGTAGCTGCTTACGGCGGTGGTGGAGCTCGTCGTTGCAGGCTTTGAGGTTGTCGGGGAGCGAGCCGAAGCTCAGGTGCTCCGTCGCGACCTTGTAGTGGCCGTGCCGGGTGACCTTCTTGGCTTCGAGGCCGCCCGCCTTGGTGCCCTTCGGGGCGTAGCCCGGGTAGGTGTACTTGCCCTTGACCTGATTCGGCTCGGCGGGGCGGGAGGGTTTCGTGTAGTCCCCGCCCGCGAGGCCTTCCCCGGAGTGGGTCATGAGCCGCAGGGCTTCGCGGGCGCCGTCTTCGCGCTCGGGCATGGCTTTGATCCCCGAGTGCTCCCATTCGGAGTCGAAGAAGTGCGCGGCCGACGCGGCGCTCGGCTGGGCGTTCAGCGCGGACTTCAGGCTCGACGCGTTGCCGGGGCTGTTCCACATGAACGAGGTCTGGAAATCGATGTCGTCCCAGGCGACGCCCTTCGTCGACGCCGCGGCCTTCAGGTCGGCCAGCGAGATCGGCGAGGTGGTGAAGCCCCAGAGGCCTCCGCCGCCCGTGCCTTCCGACGCAGGGTTCCAGCGCGACTCCCGCCAGGCGTTCCCGATGACCCCGGCGGCGCCCTTGTAGTTCAGGCCATAGCCGAGGAGGTCCCTGGCGACCCGGAGCGCGACGTTCTCCTGGGTCGAGGTCGCGTCGATGAAGGTCTTTTCTTCGCCCTTGCCTTCCGCTTCCTTCGTCGACTTCGACGGCGGGGTCGGAGCGATGTGGGTCGGCACGTTGAGCGCTTCGCCCCCGGTGATCAGGCGCTGCGGGCCGACGACGCCGCCCCGCTGATACCCCCCGCCATGCGGGTGGGAGAAGTGGACCGGGTCCTTGGCGCCCGCGTAGATCAGCGTGTTCGCCCAGCGGCTGTGCTCCAGCCAGGCGTCGAGCGCATCGGCACCCGGAGCGATGTCGACCGCGCCCGCCGGGTAGACGGTCCCCTCATGGTTGGACCCGGGGCCACCAAGTGCCTTCGGCTTCGCCGCGGGGCGGACGCCCGAGTTCCAGATCGCGAGCTGTTCGGCGTCGGTGCGGAATCCCGAAGACACCGTGAAGTCGACCCCGGCGTGGCGAGCGGCCTCGAGGATCTTCCAGATCCAGTCCGCCACCGGGTACCCGTCCATCACCTCGGTGCCCTTGCCCGCCGGGACGTTCGCGCCGCCCGCCCCGACCTTCGGCCGGTGGGCGTCGATGTAGCGGTTCATCGCGGTGACGACTTTCCCCAGCCCGGCGTGCCCGATCGCCGCCAGCGCGCGCGGCCCGCTCACCGCCACCTCGCCGCCGTTGGCGAAGCGCGGCACCGCCGAGTTCATCCAGAGCAGCGTGTCGAGGCCGATCGAGTTGACCGCCTCTGGGCCGAATTCGATCTCTCCCGGCTCCAGGACGACCGGGATGTGACCGCCGTCCTGGAAGAAGTAACGCGAGGCTTCGCGGTTCAGGATGAACGTGTTCGGCGGAACCATGCGTTCCACGGAGTCGCCTTCGGTGACGCCGCGGACCCGGCCACCGGTTGCGAGTTCATGGTGTTTGGCGTTGCCGGCGAAGTTGGCGCCCCCGCCTTCGCTGTTCAGCTGGGTGCCCGAGTGCCGCGCCGGCCCCAGCACCATCGCCTGGAATTGGACCAGGTCCTTGGCGCCGAGCGCCTTCAGCATCCGGTTGAGGTTCACGCCGAGGTTGTCGAGGGCGTCCATGTTGCCCAGCGCCATCTGGCGGAAGGCTTCGGCGACCGGCCCCGTGGCGCCCTTCTTGACGCCTTCGCGGAGCTGCTGGTTGGTCGCCCCGAATTTCTGGATCTCCATCGCCGTGAGGGCGTCGAGCTGATGTTCCAGTTTCGGATGGCCTTCAGCCCAGGCCTTCAGCATCTTGTTGGTCGCGTCGATCGAGGTGGAGCGCGCGGCCGGGGGCATCTGTTCGAGTTTGTGTTTCCAATCGCGGACGCCCGACCCAGCGATTTCGTTCACCTGCTTGAACTGCTTCGTGGTCGCTTCCGCGAGCCCGAAGGGGTCGTCACCCTGGACCAGGTGGATCCGGGCCAGGAGTTCGTTGATCCGCTTCTGGCCCTTTTCGGCGTCGAACGTGCCGTTTTCGATGCCGGTCTTGATCGCGGCGACGGCGTCTTCCATCGCTTCGGCGGTATGCGCGCGCCACGGCTTGGTGCCCTTCCCCCACGCCGCGTCTGCCTGATCCAGGCCCCGGGCGAGATCCTGGTTGACCGCACTCATCCCCAGGGCGATATCGCCCTGCATCTGATCGATGGTCCCGGCGAAGGTCGCCCGGGCCCGCTTGGTCGCGGCGATCGCCTTTTCGACCGCCGCGAGTTCGCGCTCGAACACCTTGGTCGCCGCCGGGCTCGCGTCCTGATGGATCGCTTCCCTGAGTTCCTGCCGGCGGCCCCGCAGGCCGGTCCCTTTGCGGCCGCCGACCAGCGCACTGGCGCCCTGCACGGTCCCGAACCCGGGGACGTAGCTGCTCGGGCCGGCCACGGTGTGAGGTTCGGTGCCTTCCCGGCCCAGGAAGCCGGTCGAGATTTCCTTGCGGATCTGTTTGCGATGCCTGTTCCAGCCGTGGATGAACTGCTCGGCCTGTTCTTCGCCGACCTGTTCGAGGTGGTGCTGGCTCGCGTGTCCTTCGAAGGCGTCGGCAAGGCCGTGGTCGAAGGCTTCGCCGAGGACCGACCCGACGCCAGCCCCGATCATCGCCCCGGCGGGGCCACCGACGAAGAACCCGGCGACGCCGCCGGCCAGCGAGCCACCTGCCTCCCACCCGGCGTCGTGCCAGTCGCCGGCGGTCGCGGAGGTGACGATGTTGGCGATCCCGATCCCGGCGATCGCGGCGGGCAGCGCGAGTCCGAGGCCTTTCGCCATCATGCCCGCCTCGGCCTCACCGGCAGCCCTGCCACCGATCGGAACCGATCCCGTGATGGCGCCGGAGGAGTTCGCGATCAGCAGCTCGCTCTGGGCCGTCTGCTGGGCGGCGATGGAGTCGACCACCCCGTAGTTCGCCGCGACGACGCGCCCGGCGGCGGCCACCTCCCTGCCGGCGAGGATGTCCGCCAGGGCAGCCTCGCCCTTCATCACGCTCTGGATGCCCTTATAGGCCTTGAGGAGGTCCGCCAGCTCCAGTGCCTTCTTGCCGAGTGCCAGGCCGGTGAAAGCGCCGAGGAGGAGCGTCAGGCCGGAGACGTTCCCGATCCTGATCGAGTTCAGCGCGGTCGCGATGTCGTGGATGCCCTCGTCGACCGGCTCCATCGCCTGGGCGACCACGAACCACTGTTCGGCGATCATGCCGAGGATCTGAAGGAACTCCCCGGTCGTCTCGACGCTGTGCTCGAAGAAGCCTTCGACCTTCTCGGGGTCGGCTTCGATCGCCCGGCGCCAGCCTTCGAGCTTCCCGGTCATCCCGTCGACCATGTCCTGGCCCTCGCCGGCCCCCGGACCGAAGATCGCAATCACGAGGTCGGTCGCCTGGGCGAGCATGTGGACCCACGACTCGGTCTGGTCGACGAGGTGCCCGACCTCGCCGCGAAGCTTGGGGGCGTCTTCGGTCGACTTCAGGATCCCGTCCGACCAATCCTCGAGGTCTTCGGTGACCTCTTCGAGGCTCGGTCCGGCGGCCTCGGCGATATGCTCGAAGACCTTCGCCCAGTCGGCCAGGATGTGGGTGACCATCGGTCCCTCGTTGACGAAGAGGTCCGTCATCGAGTCGATGAAGTGGTCGAACCCTGATCCCCTCCCGGTGACCTCGTCGAGGAAGAGGTCGAAGTCCTTGCGCATCTCCTTGGTGGAGCGGTTGGCCGACTTCGACAGGATCGGCAGCTTCGCTTCGAGGTGGTCGAGCCCGTCGGAGAGGGCGCCGAGGAAGGCTTCACGGCCGGGTTTCGACAGCGACTCCCACCGTTCTTTGACGTTGTCGAGGCCGCGGACGACGTTGACGGCCTCCTTGCCGGCGCTCTTCTCGGCGGCGAGGAGTTTGCGACCTGCGGTTTCGGCCTGGGTCGACTGGACCCCGTACGTTTCGACAGCTTCGATGTAGGAGCCCTGCGCTTTGGTCAGGTCTTTGAGGGCGCCGACGGCCGGTGCCGCGACCGCGGTGATGCCGGCGATCCCGACCGTCGCCATCCCCCCACCGCCGACCGCCAGGGCGCCGGCGCCGAGCGCCGCCTCCGACAGGGACGCCGCGAGCGCGCCCGTGGCGCCCGCGAGGGCAAGGACCTCGGGACTGGCGAGCGCGATCAGCGACGGCAGTTTGCCGAATGGCATGGCGATGCCGAGGAGGTGCGAGCCGAGCCCGCCACCGCTGGCCGAATCGATTTTCCGCTTCAGCGCCGCGACCTCGGCGAGGGCGCCGGCGAAGGAGTTCTGGTCGACGTCGGCCTTGACCGTCTGGGAGATCGGCCGGGAGGTCTCCACGCGTGCGCGGTCGATGTAGGCCTGGTACTCCTCGAAGCCCCGGCCCTCGACGTTGGCCTGCAGGTTCGCGGTCGCGTCGTAGCCGGAGACGCGCTTCAGGTTGCCCTCGAAGGCATTGATTTTCGCGTTGGCCGGAGGGATGCCCTCGACGGCCACTCTGACTTTGAGTTCAGCCGCTGGGACGATCGGGATCAGCGCTCCTGTGCGTTGACGTTGGTGGAAGGTCGGAGTACTCTGAGTGGGTGAGATTCATCGCGCGAACGGGCCGCTCGACCGGCGTCTCCGTCGGTCCGGTAGGCCTGTTCTTCCTTGCGATCGGCTGGGTGTTCCTCGCGGCGCTCGTCGCCATCGGCTTCGTGGTGACCTGCCTCGGCATCGCCGCCGCATGGGGTCTGGATGAGGTGCGCGACCGGCGCCGCCGACCGAAGTCGACGACGCCGCGCCCCGCGCCGGGGGTCGAGCCATGGGCCCGTGGTCACCGGGAGGTCACGGCGACCGAGCGGGGCCATCATGGCCCAGCGCCGTTAGCGACCGTCTTCGGCCGCCATCCGCGCCTTTTCGTATTCGTCGTGTTCGACCGCCGCGAGCTGCTGCCAGGCCACGTACTCGCGGTGGTTCATCGTGCGGTCGAGCTCGGCGACCGTCCGGCCCAGCTCTTTGGCGAGCCGGAACTTGAACCTAAGATCCGTCCTCTGCAGGACGAAACTCTTTGCGCGTCGCGCGCGCCTCCTCGGTGGAGCCGATCAGCTCGGCGAGCTTCAACTGCACCGCGTCGTAGGCGGTCGTCGGCAGCTTGCCGACGAACTTTTCCGCCTTCGCCGGGGTGAGCTCCGGCTTGACGACGATCGCGGCGAAGCCCGCGGCCATCGACTTGAGGGTCGGCTTGAAGTTGCCGTCCTCGTCGCGCATCGACGGCAGTTCCTGCCGCTGCTCGACCGTCATCGGGCGGACGACGATCGAGCCGCCCAACTCGGGCAGGTACAGCGCCTCTTCGGCGAACTGGTAGCGCGTGGTGTCGGCGATCTCCTCCTCGGTGAGGATCTTCGCCTCGGGCTTCTCGATGACGGAGGTGTCCTTGTCTGCCATCTAGGATTCCAGCGCTTCCACTTCTTCTTTTTTTTCGAGACGCTGGATGCCGTCTTCGTCGGAGTTTTCGAACGTCACGTCCGTCGTCGACGCGGCCCCCACCGACCCGTTGATCGGGTTGTAGTTCGGCAGCACCATCCCCGCGCTGGCGTAGGCCGGGTTGGTTTTCGACACTTCACCCGTGTTCGGGATGACGACGACCGGGAACGGTTCGTTCGACCCGACCAGGGCCGAGAGCGTCGCGTCGACTTTCGATTCGGCGAAGTCCTGGAACAGGGTCACCGTGATCTGGCCGTCGGGGATTCCGAGCAGCTTTTCTTTGCTTTTGGCCTTCATGCCGGTGACGTCCTGAACTTCGGTGGTCTGCGGCACGCCGACCTGCTGGACGTAGTTCGAGAAGTCCACGCCGTTGACTTTCACGGTGACGTCTCTGAGGATCTGCTTCCCCATTTTGGCTACTCCTTCTTCTCGCCGCCCGCAGGCGCGGCGAGAACGCCGCCCTTCGGCGCAGCCGGTTTTCCACCGTCCGCGTGTGCGGGGGTGACGGTCTTCAGGGCGCCGCTCTTCAGCAGCCGCGCCCGCTGGACGGGGTTGAGGTCGGCCTCGAACTTCGTGCCCGGCGCGTGGTCGAACACGGAGACGGGACCCACCTCGTAGGTCTCCTTCGCCATATGTGGCCCTTTCGGGGTTGGGGGTTAGGTGACGTCGACCGACCACTCGGCACCGAGCACGGGCCCGGCCGGGGTCGGGAAGATGCGGTGGCCGCTGTGGCGGGCCACGAAGAGGCTGGCGACGGCGCCGCCGAGGGTCGGGTCGGCGTCGAGCGCGGCCCTGATCGACAGCTCGCCGTCGTCGTCGAGCATCGCGTCGAGCCGCTCGATCGTCGCCTCGTCTTCGGGGTCGCCGACGAGGACGCGCAGGGCAAAGGTCTCGGTGCCCTCGGCGTACTTGGAGCCGGCGGAGAAGGCGCGCGCTTCGGGCGCGATCTCCTCGACGGCGGCGGCGAGCGCGCGGCGGATGTCGGTGGTGCGGCTCATGGGGTCGGTTCCGCGTGGATCCGGTACATGCCGCCGACCTGGAAGACGATCCCGCCATTGTCGGCGCTCGCGGGCAGCGGGGGGATGTCGCTCTCGCGCCGCAGGTACATCAGGCGAGCGCCTTCGATGTCCATCGTCGCGTCGTTCAGCAGCTCCTCGCAGCGGGCGTCGATCGCCTCTGCGGGCGCCGCGTCCCCTCCACGGCAGACGCCCTTGACCGTCCAGACCTGGTTGCGCCAGAAGTCGCGCATCGACCAGACCGGGACGCCGCTCTGCCGGTGGAAGACGACGAAGGGGTAGTCGGCGGTCTGCGGCGCCATGCCGTGGTGGACGCCGCCGGTCGCGAGCGCGCACAGCGCTTCGTCGCCGGAGAGGAGGCCGCCGATCGCGGCGCGGATCGGATCGGGCGTCGCGCTCACCGGTAGATCCCCCCGGCCCGAATCTCGAAGCCCTCGCGCGCCGCCTCGAGCGCCGGGATCAGGTACGGGCGCGCGGACATCCCTTTCCAGTCCTCGGAGTAGGTCAGGAAATCGGGCTTGCCCGGAAACTCACTGGCGGCGCCGCG